AACTTATCCATTACAATTAAATAAGATTTATATGGTAAGTTTTGATAATCATACTCAAGATTGTTATAAAGTTATAAAGCAAAATATGGAGGATATTAATGCGGTACAAGCATACAATTTAATCGTTGGTGCTGGTCCATATGACACTTGCATAGAGTGTGGATCTTGATGAATAGAAACTATAATGATCCTGAATATAAAAAATGGCGCAAAGCTATTTATACTAGGGATCAATTTAGTTGTCAGTGGCCGCACTGCTCATCTTGTAAAAAATTAAATGCTCATCATATTTATAGATGGGCTGATTTTCCAGGACTACGATATCATATTAATAATGGTATCACATTATGTAAACTTCACCACGATATGATTAAAAATAGTGAAGATAGTTATAGAGGATTTTTTCTTAAATTAATTACTAATAAGGGTATAATATAGTATATAGAAAAGAATACATTATGGGTGACTCTAATAGACCAATTTTTAATAATCAATCTGGATTTACAGCCAGACAACCTAACGACGGCACTGTTCCAATTAGTGGTGGTCCGTCGAATATGACCAGATCCTCAGACTACAATGATAATAATACATCGTTTAGTCAAGGAGCTAATATTAATACTAAAGAAGATGATAAAAATTTATCTTTATTAGATCCTTTTTTTAATTTAATTTCTAATTTATATATGTCTGGTATTCGTGATTATGGATGTGAAAATAGTAATCATAGACGAGGATGGATTTTTAATAATATAGTACCAGAATTTGCTCCTTGTGGTTGCTATGTGGAATCATTGTGGCCAGAATTATTTGGAGTGTTGGTTGCTGGTCCAGCCGCTGCGGTGAAAACTATATTTTACAAAAGCTCCAAACAACTAACAGCTGTAATAGTAAAAAAATTACGTAGAAAATTACTTGTAGAATTAAGTCTACGACTAACCAATATAACCACTAAATTATCTTATAAAAGAGGAGCATTCAGAATAGCATATTTAGCATTAAAAAAGCTTGGAGTTGATCCACTAGCAATTAAACAAGGAATATTTGCTAAATTACCACCAGTGCCAGCCGGATTTAAAAGATTATATAGAGCACAAGGACCAACTAGTTTATCATCATTAGCTATTATTGATGATCCTAGAGGAAAAGGGTATTGGTTTACGGATAATCTACAATATGCTATGAGTTATATTAGTGATGACTTTACACCACCTGAAAGAATCAGTAGTTTTAAAGGTAAATATCCTAATGGTCACCTTGTATATGTTGATGTTCCTGTTGGCACACAAAATGTATTCAGTCGCGGTAGGACTGGAGACATCGGTTTTAAACTAGAAAAAAATATTCCATGCAAAGATATTGAAACTGGAGAAATTATTACTGCTAGTCAATCTAGATATGGAGATTGGAAGCCACAACCAAACCTACCAAAAGGTAAAAAAGTAGCATTAAGAAGAAAAAACATTGATGGAGATATAGAATGGGTATACGATTACCCCGCGACAAATGACTCAGATACTCTCTTAAATCCTGGAATTATGGTCGGAGATGATACTGCTGCGGGTTTAGAATATTTTTTAGACGCCAACTCTGCTAATATGGCAACTAAAATTGCAGCAGTTAATAATATTTTTGATATTCAAGAATTTATGGATATTTTAATTAGATTAGATAGTTCTGTAGCTATTAAATTAGATGGTGATGAAATATGGACACCATTAACTGTATTTAATAATGCAGCAGAGTGGAAAAAAGCTGTACAAAATAATATTGATCGTGGATTAGCAAATGGAGATAGTATGGACTTTATTGCTAGGGCAAATGCACCAATAGTTGCTGCTGAAGATATTATTGGGAATAGAAAACTTTTTGATCAGAAAATGCAACAATGGGCAGATATTTTTACAGCTTGGGAGAATTTAGCTCAGGATCATATTGATAATATGCCTGTAGAAATTTCAAATTTTATGACAGAAATTAAAAATTTATTTGTTCCAGAATTGACATCGTCTGGTTATAGAACAATATTTGAGTGGGGTATTGGGATGTTTATATTTATTGAAACTATATTAGCAGTAATTAGTGTTGTTGAAATTAAAAAATGTCACCCAGATTTTTTGAATACCACATCACTACCCGGAACAACAGATATTGATATTGAAATTATATCTTCTAAATATCAATTAAATAAAAGACAAAGATGGCAACTATACGATCAATTTAATAAATTCCCTGTGCATGCTACTTTGAATCCTGAAACTTGTGCTTGTTCAGAATGTCCACCAAATCGTACACTTTGTGATAAAAGTAGCGTTTGGAATCCCGCAAATCCATTATCTCCATGGGATGATAGATGGAACACATGCTTTGCCTCGTGTTGTGGTGGCAGAGAATTAGCACCGATAACAATTACAAAGGATTGTGGTTGCGAATGTCCTGAAGGTCAAGAATTCTTACCATGTGAAAGGTCAACTTGTAAAAGTCGTAGCAGTGAAATATCTTATATATTATCGTGGATTTATCAAAGACCAATATTTCCTGATCCATATAATACACTCTTCAATGGTATCTGTGTTATCTCTAATCCTAATCCAGATAAATTAGAATGGGATACTAAAGAATGTGCATGGGTTTGTCGAGAAAGTAGATTAGTAATGAAATCTAAATTACCAAATAATTATAGATTACCAGCATATATGCCATATGGTGTTTATGTTGGAGGCTATGCTACAGAAGTACTAGAAAAATTACCACCTTGTGCTGAGAATAAAACAAGACGCCCACCAAATTGTGAATGTGAAGATATTATTCCTACGCCAACTCCCACAAGTACGACCACACCCACGGTAACACCAACAATAAGTCTCACGCCATCATCTTTTACATTTGAACAATTGGTTTTGATTAAAGCGTGTGGTTTTGGTGATCAATTAATAGATAGTACATATTCTTATTGGGGTACTGATGACTATAATAGACCAATATGGCAAAATCCTAATTCTTATGAATTAAAATTTGATATTACTAAAAATAATTTTGTTATTGGAATAATTGGTAACAATTCATATCTATATTATTTAGATGGAGCTATTAGTCCTATTGGTAGTTCTTGGAAAAATACTGAAAATACATCTATCGATGCTAGTACCACAGATGTTACAATGGATTTTGATCCTTTTTCACCATGTTCTTATCCAACACCCACTACTACTCCAACATTAACACATACCCCCACTCCTTCCCATATTTAATATTAAAATTTAACTTGTCAAAAATAATATTTAAATATACTATATAGTATCAAATAAACAACATAGAAGGAGTCCAGCATGAAACTATCAGATCCAATTACTATTAAACCACCAGCAATATCTGATCATAACGGCAAAATTTTTCAGCCACCAGAATTATATTTTACAGAATTAATGTTGATGTATTTTGATAATCCTCATACCAAAACATTATCTGTCAGCATACAACAAATACCACAAATCATTGTACTATATGAGAATGATGAATATGATGCGATTGGTGATTGGACTAAAAAACAAGCTGAAGCTAAACTACTAAATATTTTAGGAGATAATCCAGCCAAATATCTACGCAGTTTATTTGTTAAAACATTAGAAGAAAATCCTTATGGGGCTGGCACATTATTGTCTCAAATGATCAAAAGTTTAGGAATTCAGATAACTAGCAATTGCGCGTGTAAACAGCATGCTATCGAGATGAATGAAAATGGTAATGACTGGTGTAAACAGAATATAGATATGATTGTTGGATGGTTAAAGCAGGAAGCTAAAAAGAAAGGATTACCATTTTTTGATACCATTGGAAGACTAATGGTGGATCGAGCTATTAAAAAATCTCGTAGACTATTAGCAAATCAATCAGTGCCTGAAGATGATAATGATTTAGATAACCTATGAGTCCACAAGATCCTTTTACTATAATTATTGATACTAGAGAACAAATGCCATGGGAATTTGGTTTGCATACTACAAGTAAGCATAAACTAGATACTGGTGATTATAGCATACAAGGATTCGAAAAATTATTTACTATTGAACGTAAACGATCTGTGAGCGAAATTGCAAATAATATTACTGAACACAGATTCAAGGATGTATTAAATAGAATGGGTCAGATTCCTCATGCATTTATGCTAATGGAATTTGATCTTGAAGATATTTATCAATTTCCAGTTGGTAGTGATATTCCTAAAAAAATGTGGGATAAACTTAAAATATCTGGTAATTATATTATAAAATATTTAGTTGAAGCTCAACTTAATCATAATATTCATATCTTATTTTGTGGGTGTGCAGAAAACGCAGAAAGAGCAGCAGTAGGTATTATGAAACGTATATATGAGAAATATGGTAAACAAAACATCTCTATATGATGACGCTTGGTTAGGACTAGGCGATCTATCTCTTTTAAATTTAACAAAAAATCCTTTGATCGGAAGAACAAAGGAAGACATAGAAAATCCAGATTTACATCTATTAAGATTATTAAAAAATCCAAAATATTTTGGTTCATCTTGTAAACTATTGTTTGGTATAGAATTACATCCTATTCAAATAAGCATACTACAAGAATTTTGGTATAGACCATTTCCAATGTTTATAGCAAGTCGTGGTTTTGGTAAAAGCTTTTTATTAGCATTATATTGTATTCTTAAAATGTTATTTAATCCTGGTACTAAAATAGTTGTTGTTGGTGCTGCTTTTCGACAAAGTAAAATTATATTTGAATATATGGAAACCATATGGCGTAATAGTCCAATATTACGTAGTATTTTTAATGGTAATGATGATGGTCCACGACGAGATGTTGATAGATGTACTATAAGATTGGGTGAAAGTTGGACCATAGCTATTCCGATGGGTGATGGTAGTAAGATTAGAGGTCTCAGAGCGCATATTATTATAGCAGATGAGTTTGCATCAATTAGTCCAGATATTTATGAAACGGTAGTATCAGGATTCGCCGCCGTTAGTGCTAGTCCCATTCAAAATGTTAAAGAAGAAGCTAAAAAAGCAGCTCTTAGACAAGCTGGACTATGGAATGATGAATTAGAGGCAGTACAAATAAAGAAAGGCAATCAGGCTATAATAGCTGGTACAGCGGACTATAGTTTTAAACATTTTGCCAGTTATTGGCGACGATATAAAGATATAATAAATAGTCGTGGAAATAAACATAAATTAGAAGAAATTTTTAAAGGAGAGGTACCAGATAGTTTTAATTGGCAAGATTATAGTATAGTAAGAATGCCCTATGAACTCATTCCAAAAGGCTTTATGGATGATAAACAGGTAAGTCGTGCTAAAGCCACCATTCATACTGGCATATATAATATGGAATATGCTGCATGTTTTACAGAAGATAGTGATGGATTCTTTAGGCGTTCACTGATTGAAAGTTGTGTGGTGAGTGATACTAAACCTATAACTATCAACAATAATAATATTCTATTTGATATATCCGTTAAAGGTAATCCTAATTTACAATATATTTATGGAATAGATCCTGCTAGTGAAAAAGATAATTTTAGTATTATTATATTAGAAGTTCATCCAGACCATAATAGAGTTGTATACGGGTGGACTACTAATAGGAATAATTTTAAAGATCGTCAAAAAACTGGTTTAGTTAATGAGCATGATTTCTATGGATTTTGTGCTAGAAAAATTCGCAATCTTATGAAGGTATTTCCTTGTGCGAGAATAGGTATGGATGCTCAAGGTGGTGGTGTTGCTATAGAGGAAGCATTACACGATCCCGGTAAGCTTGAGGAGGGGGAGATTTTAATTTGGCCCGTCATAGATCCTAATAAATCAAAAGAAACAGACGATCAACAAGGACTACATATTTTAGAATTAGTACAATTTGCACGCGCAGACTGGACATCACAGGCAAACCATGGTTTAAGAAAAGACTTAGAAGATAAAGTATTATTATTTCCACGATTTGATCAAGTTAGTTTAGCTTTAGCATTAGATAAAGAAGGCAAAGATATTATGAATACAGATCTTACTAATTTATATGATAGTGAGAGTGAATGTATTCTAGAAATTGAAGAATTAAAAAATGAACTTACAACTATAGTAATGACACAAACTAGCACTGGACCCAATGCTAGAGATCGATGGGATACTCCAGAAATTAAATTACCTAACGGTAAAAAGGGCAAATTACGTAAAGACCGATATAGCGCACTAATTATAGCTAATATGTTAGCTCGTCAAATGACTCGTAATTTAGAACCAATTACTTATGATATAATTGGTAATAATTTACATAATATGACTAAAAAAGATGGTCAAATGTATAAAGGTCCTAATTGGTTTATTAGTGATGCTAACTCTAATATTTATACAGGTATTTATCGCTAAAAAGTGTATTTACTTGTAAATACATTATAATCCAATTACAATACTATTATGTCAAATAAAAAATATCCAAAAAGTGAAGCGATTCAAGATGCACAAATTGTGTCTAATAATGCGTATGTAACATGGGATGATAATGATTTGACCGGTAAAGAAAACGCCTTAAAAGAGGCTAGTAAAAGTTTAGAAGAGTTTGGTATTGCCAACAATAAGAGCACAGCTGCCACGAACAGATTTCGTAGTTTTCAAAACATTGATGGGTCAATTTCAGGCCGTCCAGGATTAAATAGACAAGACTATTACTATTTCAGACCAGACGAGGCGGTACCATCTGAAATCAAAGGTATTTTTGCTAGTGCAGATAATATTTATAATAGAGTTGGATTGGTAAAAAATGTTATTGATTTAATGGGTGATTTTGCTAGTCAAGGTATTAGATTAGTTCATCCAAACAAAAGAATCGAAAGATTTTATCGTAACTGGTTTGAGAAAGTAAGGGGCGAAGAAAGAAGTGAAAGATTTTTAAATAATTTATATAGAGTTGGTAATATAATTATCAATCGTCAAACCGCTAAAATAAGTGTGAAAGTTGCAGATAATCTATATAAGAGTATTGCTAGTCCTGATCTTATTATTAATACTGATGAAGTAAAAGTAGAAAAAAGAGAAATTCCTTGGAGATATACTTTTATAGATCCCACTTGTGTTGATGTAATAGGCGCTTCATTATCCTCTTTTGTTGGTAATAAAACATATGCTATTACTTTACCAGCATCTTTAAGAAAAACAATTAATTCTCCAAAGAATGATGCAGAAAGAGCTATTGTTAATCAATTGCCACCAGCTATTATTGAGGCTGCTAAGAGTAAAAAACCATACCTATTAGATCCAGATAAGACTCTTGTGTTTCATTATAAAAAAGACGATTGGAAAACCTGGGCATACCCCATGATATATAGCATTATGGATGATATTGCTATTATTGAAAAATTAAAACTTGCTGATATGGCAGCATTAGACGGTGCAATTAGTAATATTCGTATTTTTAAACTTGGTAGTCTTGAACATAAAATTGCCCCTACAGCTGCTGCTGCTAGTAAATTAAGTAATATTTTACAAGGTAATGTTGGTGGTGGTACGATGGATCTGGTTTGGGGTCCAGATATTGAATTGATTGAAAGTAAAACTAGTGTTCATCAATTCTTGGGTGAAAGTAAATATACTCCACACTATAATAGTATTTATGCTGGTCTTGGTATTCCACCAACCTTAACTGGTACATTTGGTGCTGCTGGCACTACTAATAATTTTATTAGTCTAAAAACATTAACTCAAAGACTACAATATGGTCGTAAAGTATTAACAGCATTTTGGAAACAAGAAATTGCCATGGTTCAAAAGGCTATGGGCTTTAGATTCGCAGCTAAAATAGAATTTGATAGAATGGATTTAAGTAATGAAGATGCAGAAAAAGCATTATTAATTCAATTAGCTGATCGTAATATTGTTAGTGATGAATTAGTGCAAAGAGTATTTGGTTTTGATCCCGATACCGAAAAGAGTAGATTAAATAGAGAAGATAGAGAAAGAACTAGTGATAGAATGGTACAAAAAGCTGGGCCGTACTTTGATGCTAATTTTGAAAATAGTTTAAAGAAAATTGCTCTACAACTAGGTATGGCTACTCCAAGTCAAGTTGGATTAGAACTAGCCAATAAAAAGCGTGGTGAGATGAATGCTGTGGAAGTTAAATCAGAATTTGCAATACCTAAAACTCCATTTGGTGGCGACAATACTCAAACGAGTCCATCCACAAAAGGTTTACCAGGACAAGGCAGACCCAAAAACTCTAAAGATAGTAAACAAAGACAAACTAAAAAATTTACACCACAAACCGGCGCATCTTTATATTTATGGTCAATAGAAGCTCAAGATAAAATTTCTGAAACACTTAATCCTGTGTTATTAGAATTTTATGGTAAAAAAAATATGCGTAGTTTATCTAATTCAGAATATGATGAAGCCGAAGCTACAAAAACTAAAATCTTTTTATCGCTAGAACCATTATCTCAAGTTACAGAAGAATTAGTTTTGTCCAAACTCAACACTGTTAATAGTGTTGAAGTAAATAATTTGAATCATAGTTATTCGCACCTATTAAAGAATATTAGTAATGAAATTGGCCGATCCCCCACAGCAGACGAATTAAAATATACAAAGGCTTATTTCTATCAAACGGTGTATATTCCGGAATAACCTTTATTTTAAAGAGTAAATTATGAAGATATTTGAAGCCGAAAAAGAAGATGGCCTATCACAAACCCTTTCTGCTAAATCTTCTATAGTTTATGCATCATTATTAGAAAAATCGGATCCTACACCAACACATACCCAACAAATTAAGGAAAATAAAGCACTAGCTGGGATTGAGGATTCTGATTTATACTATACTCAATCAATTCTTGTTACCACATCATGGAATAAGAATGATGATATTTTTGATCCCAAAGAAGTTTGGGCTGCTAAAGATACTCCCACACATAAACCCACAAATTTAGAACATGATGAGGCTTCTATAGTTGGCCATATAACATCTAATTGGCCAATCGATGATAATGGTAATATTATAGAAACAGAAAATTTACCTAATAAATTTCATATATTAACTGGATCAGTAATTTATACAGGATATACTGAGCCTGAATTGAGAAGTAGAGCGGCAAATTTAATTGATGAAATTGAATCAGGTAATAAATATGTTAGTATGGAATGCTTTTTTAGGGGTTTCGATTATGGATTAATCGATAAAACTAATGGTACATATCATATTTTACCAAGAAATGAAGCCACTGCTTTTCTCACCAAACATCTTAGAGCATATGGTGGTATGGGCGAACATGAAAATTATAAAATTGGTCGAGTTTTAAGAGGTATCACTTTTTCTGGAAAAGGTTTTGTTAATAAACCAGCTAATCCAGAAAGTATAATATTTACTAAAGATAATTTACGTTTAGATAAACAAATCGCAAATGAACAAAATTTTGTAGAAAAAAATGACACTTCTACAGAAGTAGGTGTATTTTCAAATCAAGCCAATTTAAAGGAGACAAATATGAGTGTTGAAGCAGAAGTAACACAAGCCGAAGAAACAACTGTTGTAACTGAAACTCCAGCCACAGAAGTAGCTGTTGAGACATCAGCCACAGTTGAAGCTCCAGTAGTAGTCGAGGCTCAAGAAACAGTAAACAATATTTCAGAAGAAGAAAACAAAACTCTTAAGGCTGAACTTGATGCAGCTCTTGAAGCTTTAGCAGCTTACAAAAAGAAAGAAGAAATGATGGCCAAGAAAGATAAAATGATGAAAAGAATGGCCGCGCTAGTTGATAGCGGTGTAGACAATGAATTGGCCACATCCTCTGTAGAGAAATTTGAATCAATAGATGATTCTACTTTTGAAACAATTACTACTTTGATTGCTGCTATGAAACCAGCCAAGGTAGCCAAGAAAGATATGGTAAAAGCAGAAGAAACAGTTGATGTTTCAGAAGCATTAGAAAATGTTGAGACAGATCAAGCGATTGATCTTAGTGTTGGTAATGAAACAGAATCAGAGATGCAGAACACAAGAGCTGCCTTAGTTGACTTTGTTTGTATTAGACTAGGTAAAAAACTTAATAAGGGAGAGTAACATGGCTTTAAAAGCAGATCGTATCGAAGCATACACAGATATTTCCTTCTTCTGCAATACACTTTCAGAAAGAGGCGGTATCGTTGTTCACGTAAGCGGTGGTTCAGGCGTTGCTATGGATGATTCAAATGCGGTAGTTGGTTATTCCGCAAGTCAATCAGGCACCCTACCAGCAGGTTTATTGCTAAACGATGTTGTTAACTATGATCTAACTAGACAACACATCAATTGGCACCGAGATGAGGTTCAGGTTGGTAGTAAAGTAACACTACTACGTCAAGGTCAAGTTACTACCAATATGGTAGTGTCTGGCGTAACTCCATCAGTTGGCGAAAACGCTTACTATGGCGTTAGTGGTCGTTTAACTAACAATAACACAAACAGTGTTAAGGTAGGTCGTTTTTTGAGTTCCAAAGATGCTGATGGTTACGTCAAAGTAGACATTAATATAACATGATAAGGGAGAAAAACATGGCCAATAGAAAATTTGAAGCAACTCCAGAACTAAGTGATTTACTCATCCGTTCTGGTTCATTAAATAAAGAGGAAGCGCTAACAGCAAATCATGAATTTGCCAAAGCTCTAGAACTTCCTCTTCGTCAGGGTGTTCTTAGTGGTAATATTCTTGATAATATTTTCGAGCCAATTCAATTGGCCCAAAGTGCTACTCCAGAATTCCCACTAGATTTCCTTGCTCCTGGTACAGAGAAGGACTTTGTGGCTTATACCATCCCTAACCATGGTTATATTCCACAGCGTCATGTCGAAGGCGATTATGTCATGGTTCCAACCTATGACATTGGCGCTAGTATCGACTATCTTCTAAAGTATGCCCGCGATGCCCGTTGGGACGTTGTGGGTCGTGCTATGGAAGTTCTCGAAGCTCAATTTGTTAAAAAGATGAATGACGATGGCTGGCACACTCTTCTTGCTGCTGGCGTTGATCGTAACATCGTAGTATATGATAGCGATGCCGATAATGGTCTATTCACCAAGAGATTAGTTTCTCTAATGAAGACCGTTATGCGTAGAAACGGTGGTGGTAACTCCGCCAGTTTGAATCGTGGTATGCTAACTGATCTTTATGTTTCACCAGAGGCGATGGAAGATATTCGCAACTGGGGTCTAGATCAGGTTGATGAAGTTACTCGTCGTGAGATTTATACCGCTGCTGACGGTTCAATCAACCGCGTATTCGGTATCAATCTTCATGATCGTGACGAACTTGGTGAAGGTCAACAGTATCAACTTTTCTATAGTAATATCCTTGGTGGTTCACTACCAACAGGTAAAGTTGAACTAGTTGTTGGTCTTGAT